AACATACTTTCAAGCTACAATATTTGGGTTCACTGTTTTAGAGGGACAAGCCACAAATGTTGCTATTCCTACAAATACTGCTATTCCTGCTGAGTTCCATTGTCCTAAGTGTGGCGGTGACGACAGAGAGTGTGATTGTAACTTACCCTTTTGATTTGTCATGGGACAATATTGAAGCTATCTGGTAGGAGGACAACATGGCAAAGGAAAGCAAGTATAAAGCAAAAAAAATCATAATTAATGGCATAGAGTTTGATAGCAAAGATGAAGCATTATATTTCTTATATCTGAAACAACAGGTCCAGGCAAAACTTATTGCAGACTTTTCGCTTCAACCAGTATACATATTGCAGCCAAAATTTGAGAAGCTAGGCAAAAAGTATCAAGCCATTACATATACACCTGATTTCCTTGTATACCATTTGGATGGAACAGTTGAAGCTATCGACCTCAAAGGATTCAGCACTCAACAAGGAAATATGCGAAGAAAAATGTTTGATTCTGTTCACAGGGATATAAAACTCACATGGGTTTCAAGAAGCATTAAGCATGGCAACAGTGATGGATGGATAGAGTATGACGAGTTGCAGAGGGCAAGGAAGAAAAACAAGGGGAGTTAATTCCCCCGTTCTTCCAGGTACTTCTTTAGTGCAATACTAATTAAGTTGGAGAGGGATCTACCTTCTTTTTCGGCTTGAAGCTTTAATTGATTATATAATTCATTTTTTAACGTAACTGGCAACACTTTTGAAATTTTATTATCCACAATATCAACTCCTATATAGAAATAATATCACATCTAATATTTTATATGCAAATTATTTGACTTGTGTCGAATGCTGTTATATAATACCTATATAGGTTATGTTATATATTATATAGTTACATTTTGTCGAAAGGAGTAATATTTATGAAGACTTATCCGTTAAAATTATCCGCAGAAGAACATCAAAGACTAAAAGATGCAGCGTGGGCATCAAGAATGACTATTTTTGAATTTATTATGAGTGCTATCAATAGGCAGATAACGGAGCAAAAAGTATTGGGGGTTGAGTAATGGCAAAAGAAGCTTATTATTTTTCGCACGATGCAAACGCTCACAATGACCCTAAAATATTGTCAATGATTTGTGATTACGGCATGACAGGCTATGGGATGTTTTGGGTTGTTATTGAAAATCTTAGAGAGCAAGACGAATACAAGCTTATGCAAAACAACAACACATGGAAAGCACTTGCAATGCAAATGCAATGCAAACCTGAGGAAGTGAAAGAATTTGTAGAAAAGTGTGTTTATGAATATGCGTTATTGATGAATGATGATACTTGCTTTTATTCTCAATCATTAATAAATAGGATGAATAAGTATCAAGATATTAAAGAAAAGAGATCAGAAGCAAGTCGCAAAAGGTGGGGGAATCAAGGGTTAGAGCAAATGCAATCCAAATGCAATGCAAATGCAATGCAAAAGGAAAGCAATTGCAATCCAAAGGAAAGGAAAGGAAAGGAAAGGAAAAGAAAAGAAAATATATCTTATACAGATGATTTTGAAAAATTCTATTTGCAATACCCAAACCCATTCAACAAGGAGCAAACTTTCAAGAATTGGCTTAACATACTAAAAACAGACAAGGTTGAAAACATAATGAAAGCTTTGGAAGTGTATAAGCAAGAACTTAGTAAGAAGCCTACATCTGACAAACAATACATAACTAGAAGCACTAATTTTGTAGGGCAGCATCAAGAATATAAGGGCTACTTAGAAAAGTATAAGCCAAAAACACAAACTCCAATAACTCCATTTGTGCCAAAAATAAGACTAATTGATGGGTAGGTGACAGCATGAGTGAAATACAGGAAATCAAAACCAAGTATGGAAGTAATGCTGAATCTATAATTTCTAAAGGATTAGGACTTAATCAAGTCGGGAGCAAGTATAGGTGTCCTAACAATCATGCACATAAAAACAATGATAGAAACCCATCTATGTCATGGGATAACGCATTAAATCAGTTTCATTGTTTCGGGTGTGGCATGAATATTGATTTGTATGGCTACTACAGAGAGCATCTAAATTATACTCATCAAGAAGTTTTAAGGGAATTATTAGATAAGCAAGACTACACAAAAACATCAATGCAACAAAAGAGAGACAGTTTCATAACTGAAAAACAAAAACTGAAACCTATCACAAGAGAATGTGTTGACTACATAAAAACAAGAGGTATAAGCGAGAACACTATTAAAGCCTTTAAACTTGTGTCATATGAGAATGAGATTGTTTTTCCTTATTTTAGGTATGAAACATTGGTAGGGGGGAAAAAAAGAAAGCCTATTCCAAAGCCTAGCCCGAAATGCACATCCCTAATTGGTTCAAAGCCATACTTATTTAATTCAGAAAACATAGACACAAGAGAAGATCTAATTATCTGCGAGGGTGAATTTGATTGTATGGCAATTTACGAGTGTGGGTTTCAAAATGTAGTATCAGTTGGAGCAGGCGCAAACTCATTATCGGCAATGTTAGAGCAAGCAGAAGAACTACTAAATAAGTTTAACAATTTGATAATTGTATCTGATAACGACCAAGCAGGCGAAGAAATGGACAAGGTTATGTTAGAAAGATATAAAGACAAGATTAAACTTATAGACAAAAAGCTATATACGGAAAATGACATTAATGAGGAATTATTAAAGCATGGCAAAGAAAAAGTAATGCAAATAATCGAAAGTGCCATATTGAAAATTGAGGGCAGGCGAGATTTAGACCAATCTCCATACAAGGGCATTGACAAGCGAACAGGCAGTTATATTTCAACAGGAATACCGACTATTGATAATGCGATAAATGATTTGGCACCAGGCTGTGTTACGTTGATAGCAGGACGGTCAAATGGTGGAAAGACAACATTTACAAAACAAATAATCGCAAATGCAATTAATAAAGGCAATAAAGTTTACATCATTAGTGGCGAGGGTGACCAAGAAACATTTATAAATGAAATATACCAATGCGTAATAGGGCGAGAGTCAAACTATTACAACATAATCAAAATCAACAAGCGGTTCCACAAAGAACCAAAGCCGTATGTGCTTCAAGCCTTGCAGAAATGGCACAAGAACAAATTGACTATATTCAACAAAGGTGATTCTAAGATGAAAAGCATAGAGCAGTTGTTTGAAATGGTTGAAAAAGAAGCCAAAATAAAAAATCCTAACTTGATTGTGATAGATAATCTTATGTCTGTTTTATCGGCAAGTTCAACAGAGAAATATGAAAAGCAAGCTGAATTCGTTCAAAGGTGTCACGATATAGCCACAAATTACAGATTACATATTATTTTAGTTTTGCATCCAAACAAGACGTATTCCAAAGGTAATGATTTAGACCTTGAACACATTTCGGGGAGTATGGATATACCAAACAAAGCAGACAACGTAATAACTGTAATCAGAGAATATGACAACGAGAACATCGTGCAAGGGATTAATGGCAAGTTGGCAGTAATGAAAAACAGATATTACCCTGATTTGGTGCAGTGTAATGTGCATTTCGAGAAAGAAACAGGATTATTGGTTGAATTAAAAGAGTGTGAGTGTGTCTCTTATAGTTTTAACTGGGAGAAATACTTGAAAGACAATGAAAAGGTAGTTGATTGGATTAGTGAAGCTAAACAAGCAGAACAGATGGAAATTGACGAACCGCCATATTGAGGTGATACATGAGTGATTTAGAAGATTTAAAGAAATTACATGCACAACTAGTAGAAATGGAAGCCAAGGGGTCCGAATTCCTTTGTAATCCTAAACACGCAGGATGGATTCAATTCACAGAGGGCAAAGACATAGTAGAGGATAGCAAGGTAGGCGCATTTTATAGGGATAGATATAAACCAGTAGTACAAGTAATGTTTGAGGTGCAATTACTGATAGAAGAAATTGAAAGGATGGAGGTACAGGATGAAGATTAATTTTTTAGATATTGGTTTTGTGATACAAGTAGTTGCAGGAGTAATAGTTATTATTTTATTTATTGTAATGGTTGCATTGTTATTATTTGAAAGTCCAAAAAAGGACACTGTAGCAATTAAAACAGCAAAGAGTATAAATTATACTACCGAGCAAATAAAACAGCTACAGGGGGAATTTAAAGCATTAGAAGATAGACTAGATAAAGCAGAGGGAAAGCAAAAAGAGTTGGCACAGGATTATGACAGCTGGACAAAATTTTATCGGCAGATGTGGAAAGGGGTGGAGTAGGTGGCTCTAGTCGAAAGGATGTTGTGGGGTGATGAAAGTAAGGTTGAAAAGTCTATTGATATCATCAAAGCCTTTGAAGCTAAAGTCCC